GCTCCCGGGCCGTGTGGCCGTGATCGTACCGTGCGCATCGCCGTTCGCGGCGATCCAGTGCGCGGCGGAGCTGTGGGGCGTCCCATGGCAGGAAGTCGTCCACGGGGCGCGCGTCATGTGGGCGCCACCGGAGACATAAAAAGACACCGCCTGCGAAGATCGTCAAACCCGCAGGCGGTGAAAACCCAATAGCGCAGGGCGCGCTATACTATATATATTATAGCACACAGTTGCCTGCCCTGCAAGCCGAAAAACGCTGACGCCGCAAGGCGTTTTCAGCTTCGGTAAGACCAATTACTAACTCGACCGGAGACAGACAGGGAGGCAATCATGCCGTATGTACATCGCACCGTCGTGTGCGGCGACACGATCGAGCACCGCAAAATGTATTCATCCCGTGTGCACAGCAAGGAAGTCAAGCCGCGCAAGCGCTCATTCGATGGGGAGACATCGCTCCGCCAGGAGCGCATCAATGAGCGCGTGGCCGAGGAGCACCTGCGCTGGCTCATCAACTGCAACTACCATTATGGCGACTTCCACTTGGTGCTGCACTACTGGTGTAAAACCATCACATTAGAGCAAGCCGAGCGGGACAGGGCCGCATTCTTCCGTGAGCTGCGCAAGGCCTACGCCAAAGCGGGCAAGCGCCTGAAATACATCGCTGTGATCGAAACCAAGCACATGACGAACGTGCATCATCACATCCTACTGCCGCGCTTTGACGCGCAGATCATCGCCGCGGCCTGGACAAAGGTGACCAACGGCGCGGGCTCTATCAGCTTCCAGATGCTCGATGACCGGAAGAACCACGCAAAGCTCGCGTCCTACCTCATCAAGGAATCACGCTCCACCATGCGCCGCTGCCGCGAGCAGGGCATCCGCCGCCGGCGGTATACCTGCAGCGCCGGCATGGCAAAGCCGGAGATTCGCTATCAGGTGGCGAAGGCAGAGACGTGGCGCAAAGAGCCGAAGGCCAGACGGGGTATGCATCTCTATCGCTTTGACGATGGGTCGGAGTATAAGAGCGGCTGGCACGAACTGAGCGGCTGGCCGTGGCAGGAGTATTACGAGATCAAAGACACTGCATAGAAAGGAGCATCCACAATGGGTATCAGCATGGACAGCCTGCCGCCGCGCTATCAGAAACAGGCGGCGCGCAAGCTGGATCCCGCAGCGTATGAAAAGGCGCTGCAGTTTTTCCACGCCGAGGAGTCGGCGAAAAACCCGGCGCGTCAGGCACAGGGGAGTATCAGCCGTGCGACCGGGGAAGGATTTGAGGCGCAGATCATCACGGCCTGTGCGTATTACCGGGCGCATGGCATCGCGGAAATCGACAAGACGCCGGAGCCGATCAAGGTCATTTCCGGCCGGCATCAGAACGCGAGCGGCTGCTGGTCGTTCGAGGCGGTTTTCACCAAGCAGGCGCAGCCGGATTTTCAGGGTACGCTATGCGGCGGCCGCAGCGTTGTATTTGAAGCCAAGGCCACGGACAAAGACCGCATCCTGCAGAGCGCGATGACGCACGAGCAGGCATATGCCATGCAGTCGCACGCCCAGAAGGGCGCACTGGTCTTTGTGCTGGTGTGTCTGCGCGGCCGCGCGGTCTATCGCGTGCCGTGGGAAGTCTGGTGGCGGATGAAGGAGCATTTCGGCCATAAGTACATGACGGCCGAGGAGCTGGAGCCGTACCGGGTGCAGATGCGCCGGGGCGTGATCCTGTTTCTCGGCGATCCGGAGTGAGGTGGGCACATGGCAATCAAAAACTATACGACGAAAGTGGACGTATATACGTCCATCGGGGAAATCCAAGGCGCGCTTGCACGCCACGGCGCCACCAAGATCATGATTGACTACGATAATGGCAAGCCGCAGGCGATCGCGTTTGGGTCCGGAACGCGGCAGAGCAGGTACCGGCAGAGCCACCGGTGCCTGCCGCGCCGCCGGAACAGGCTCAACCGCTGGCGGAAACGAAAACCGGCCAGCTCACTCTATTTTGATGGGAGGGAACAGAATGCGACAATCGCCGCCCCTTGGAAAACGCACATGGAAGCCCGATGAAGAAGAATATTTAATGGAAAAGTGGGGGCAGGTCTCTATCCCGGCCATCGCAAAGAAACTCAATCGTACCACAAACGCCGTCAAGGTCAGAGCTCAGCGTCTGGGTTTAGGCGCGGTATTGATGGCCGGCGAGTATGTCACTCTAAATCAACTCCTGCTGGCGGTGAACGGAGGAAGCAGCTCCTACGGCTACAAGATGAAAAGCTGGGTCGAAAATCGCGGCTTGCCCGTCCACACGAAAAAGGTCAACCGCTGCAGCTTTCGTGTGGTCTACATTGAGGAGTTCTGGGAGTGGGCCGAGCGATACCGCAGCTTCATCGACTTTTCCAAGATGGAGCCGTTGGCGCTCGGTGAGGAGCCGGGCTGGGTAGCCGAGCAGCGCAAGAAAGACTTTGAGGCATACGCCATTCAGAGGAAAGACCCGTGGGGAGAGGACGAGGACTCTCGGCTGAAGATGCTGCTCAGTAAGCACAGGTACTCATGGGCGGAAATTTCCGAGATGATGCATCGTTCTCACGGTGCGATCGCGCGCCGTTGCCGTGACCTCGGCATCAAGGATCGCCCCGTTTCGATGGAGCTGACCGGCAAGCGTGGCACATGGACCAGCGAGGATTTTGAAATACTGGCAGACGGCATCCGCCACGGCGACAGCTACGCTGCCATAGGTAAGGCGGTCGGCCGTTCCGAAAAGTGCGTCCGATCCAAGGTCTACGACGATTATCTGACCGAGAACGCCGACAAGGTGCGGGAAATGCTTGGTGATGGCTCGTGGGGACACGGTGCGCTGGAAATGGACGTCCGTCATGGCTTCTATATCTCCCACACCCGCCATCAGGTCAGGCGCGACCTATCCGCGCTGGCAGCGGTCCTTCGTAAGCGCATGAACGATCTCGGCTACGATCCTTACTGGCAGCGGTTTATGTGCATGAATTGGGACGACATTGGCGGATGCTCCGCAGGGTGTACGGATTGCGACAGCTGCACAGCATTCCGGCGTATTCAGCCTCAGTATTGCGCACGGTGCGGCGGCACCTTCTACGAGCGCAAGGAAAACCGCTTCTGTGCGGCCTGCCGCACCGCGAGGAAGAAGCAGGCCCAGCGGCACTGGTGCCGCGTGAACGGCATGAGTCGAAAATAATAAACAGTCCCAGCCGAGGGGCAAAGCTCGGCGCATGAAAGGAGCTTCAATGAGTAACCTGCAGGTTATGTGGTTGTGCTGCACAGGGAAACTCCCTGTCGGCCTCGTCAAGTGTTACGACGAAAATGAGGAGTGCTGGAAATATTACATTGGTGTGGGCGATGGCAACGATGTCGATGCGGATGTTCGGAAGATTATTGCTATGGGTCAGCGGTATTATTCGTTATCGGCAATCGCCGAGTTCGAGGAGGCTGAGCGATGATGAGATCGGCCACCTGTAAGGGCTGCGGCGCAGCTATCGTCTGGATCGGGACGCCCGGCGGGAAAGCCATGCCGTGTGATGCCGCCCCGCGCTACTACATCGAAAAGCCCCGCTCCGGAAGCAAGAAGATCGTAACGCCGAACGGCGAGGTTATTTCCTGCGAGTATACCGAAGATCCGAACAAGGCCACTGGTACCGGCTTCGCTCCCCATTGGGGTAGCTGTCATACCGTTGGGAGTTTCAAAGTTGGGAAAAATGAGCGGTCGCTGAAGGAGAAGGAGTAAACCATGAAAATCTACATATCAGGGAAAATCGCCGGTGATCCGGACTATAAGGGGAAATTCGCCAGAGCGGCTGCACAGCTTGAGCGGCAGGGCGCGACGGTCATCAATCCGGCCACAGCGCCGGAGGGGCTGGCCAAGCTGGACTATATGCGCATCTGCTTCGCTGAGATGGAGGCAGTGGACTACGTTGTGTTCCTTCCGGACTGGGTGGAATCCGCCGGCGCGAAGCTGGAACGCGCGTGGTGTGACTATGTCGGCGTGCCGACGATGAATTATGACGATTTTCTGGAAGATATGCTAGCAAGGGAGAAGCGCGGTGGAACTTTCCGTGACCTGCTGGCTGTTGAGTATCCTGCTTTGGTAGATGAAGCATTTTCCGGTGGCTGTTGTGGATGCCCGCAAGACTATGGCTACGAGCCGATGAACAAGCCGTGCCCGCATAGTTCGGTGAATGCTGTGTTGTGCGCGGCCTGCTGGGATCGCATCGTCCCGGGGAGCGAGGCGGTGTGAAATGATGACTGACAAAGGAGGTGAGGATGTTGGACTGGAAACGGGAGGCGGCTGATGAGCTGCGAAACTACACGAACCGAAAGGCGGCAATTGAAAACATCAGAGATCAGATCACTGACCTGGCGACAGAGATCACAAGCATCCGCAGCGCATCGGCGGACGGCAGTCCGGTCGCCGGCGGCTCAAACGGCAGGGACGATGCGCTCGTCAACAACATCCTGAAACGTGAGCGGCTGGAAGAGGCGCAGCGCTTGACCGAGAACCGGGTGCGCCGCGTGGATCGTGCCTTGAATCAGCTCTCTGAGCGGGACAGGTGTGTGCTGCAGCGCTTTTATATTGCACCGTGCATCGGCGGCGTCGAACGGCTGTGCCGGGAATTGGCCATCGAGAAAACGACTGCTTACCGCTGGAAGGACTGCGCACTGCGGAATTTCACGATAACGATGTACGGCCTCACAGAGATGTGAGCACAACGTGGGAAAAAATCGGGAACATTTTCGCAGAAAACTGTGTTAAAGTGATATCGCGGGATTGTGAGAGAGACCAATCCCACACCTTCCATTGTGAAATACCTCTCTTCCTTTCTCCTTGTGCGGTGTACGGTTTTTTTCTTATCTCTGTCAACTCCGGTTTTCTCATGTCTCTCAACAAAGCAAAGCACCGGCCCGGTTTCGGGTTCGGTGCTTTGTGCATTCTGGTGATGTGTATGAATATGCGATTTATGGCTTACAAGCTGCAGTCCGCGTTGAGCCAGCGGGGCGAACACTACAAAATCAATCAGCTGCAATCGTATTCCGTGCGGCACGATCGTATGGTCACGAAGTATGTGGTCGAAAAGACCGTGCCAGGCGAACCGCGCGGTGAACGTGTGTTGGAAACTTACAGCATGGCCGAAGTCGTAAAAACGCTGGCCAAAATCTACAGCGGGTGATTCCATGAAGCTTACGCCGAAGCAGAAGGCTTTCGCGGATTACTACATCGAACTAGGCAATGCAACCGAAGCCGCACGTAGGGCTGGTTACTCGAAGAAGACGGCCGGGGCAATCGGAACAGAGAACCTGGGCAAACCAGCAATCAGGGGCTATATAGCGCAGCGCCAGGCGGAAATCGAATCCGACCGCACCGCATCCATGAAAGAAATTCTGGAATTGCGTACAGCGATTATGCGCGGTGAAGAAAAAGACCAGTTCGGCATGGAAACCTCCATCGCTGACCGTCTACGCGCAGCCGGCGACCTTGAGAAGTCGCTGCGCATCAAGGAAGAGCAGGAAACAAAGGCGGCAGCGCGCGCATCCGCACATTATGAGCTGCCGGCGCGCGTACTAGGCCGGGCGTTTGTCGATATCAACCGGCGCATTCAGCCGAACATGACGTACGTCTTTGAGGGCGGCCGCGGCGGCCTGAAATCATCGTATATATCCCTGAAAATCGTCGAGCTGCTGAAAAACAACCCGACGATGCACGCCTGTATCATCCGCAAGATGGGCAACACCCTGAAAGACAGCGTGTATGCCCAGATGAAATGGGCGATCAACGAGCTGGGGCTATACGATGAGTTCAACTGCAAGCTGTCGCCGCTGGAAATCGTGCTGAAAGAAACCGGCCAGACGATCTATTTTCGCGGCTGTGACGACCCGCTGAAACTGAAATCCATCAAGCCGCCGTTTGGCTATATTGGCATCCTGTGGAAGGAAGAAAAAGACCAGCTTTGCGGGCCGGAAGAAGAACGATCTATCAACCAGTCCGTGCTGCGTGGCGGCGCGGATTCTTACGACTTTTCGTCCTATAACCCGCCAAAAAGCAAATCCAGCTGGGTCAACAAGGAGCGGCTTGTCCCGAATCCGGGGCGCGTTTTCCATCATTCCAGCTACACGGAAGCGCCGCCGGAATGGCTGGGCGCAAAGTTTATCGCCGATGCGGAACACCTGAAAGAGGTCAACCCGGCGGCGTATGAACATGAATACGAAGGCGTAGCCAATGGCGACGGCGGCAGCGTCTTTGACTATCTGGAACTGAGGGAGATTACAGATGAAGAGATTTCGCATTTTGACCGCATCTTCCAGGGCGAAGACTGGGGATGGTATCCTGATCCGTACTGCTTCATCCGCTGCTACTACGACAGTGACCGCGAGGCGGTGTATATCTTCGCAGAACACTACGTCAACAAGGAATCGAACGAGCAGACGGCGCGTTGGATCATCGAACACGGCTATGACGATTACACCATCACGGCCGATTCGGCCGAACCGAAAAGCGTCAACGATCACCGCGAAATGGGCTTACCCGTCACCGGTGCCGTTAAAGGCCCGGGGTCGATCGAACACGGTATGAAGTGGCTGCAGCGTCGGCGCATCATCATCGACCCGGTGCGCTGCCCGAATGCAGCGAAAGAATTTTCAGAATACGAATACGAGCGGGACAGGGACGGCAACGTCGTCACCGGATACCCGGACGTGAATAACCATAGCATCGACGCCACGCGGTACGCACTGGAACCGCTGACGATGCGCAGGGGGGCAAGTGCATGACTGTAAATATTTTGGGGACGGAATACGAAATCATTGAAGCCACGGCGGCCGAAGATGCAATGCTTGAAAAATGCGATGGTTACTGCGACAAAACGGTAAAGACCATTGTTATTTCAAAAAAGGCCAAAGACTGCGACCTGAAAGACTTTAGCGTCTATCAGAAAAAAGTTATGCGTCATGAGATCATTCATGCATTTCTGTTTGAAAGCGGGCTGTCCGAAAACTTTACGCATCCGGAATATGGCCATGACGAAACATACGTGGACTGGATTGCTTCGCAGTTTCCGAAAATGTGCGAAGTGTTCAAGGAGGTTGGCTGCCTGTGAAAATCAATATCCCGCTGGACAGCGTGAAAAAGCAGATCCGCGAAGAATTCCGCATCGCGCCGCTGGTAACGCCGGAAATGCGCGAAGCGGAAGACCTGTGGATGCAGATCTGGATGGGCACCCCACCGTGGGCAAACGATCAGGATCGCACCATCAATTTTGCAAAGGCCGTGACCGGCGAAGCTGCGCGCCTTGCGACGATGGGCGTCAGCGTCGAACTGTCCGGCTCGGCCCGCGCGGATTGGCTGCAGGAACGTCTGAACGAAGAACTGATTCCGTTTCTGCGTGACATGATGGACGTGGGATGCGCCGCCGGTATGTTCCTGCTGAAACCCACGCCGGACAGCATCGGTCTGTACACGCCGCCAGAATTTACGATCACGGCTGTGGATAACCGCAAGCGTGTGATCGGCGTCGTGCTGTATGACACGAAGGCAACGCCGGATTATTACTACGTCAAGGCCGAATACCACCGCTATGAAGGGGCGCATTATGTGGTTTCCAACCGCGCGTTCCGGCTGGCGAAGGGCAAAACATCGGCATCCCGTGTGAATCTGGATGAAGTGCCGGATTGGGTGGGCATCCTGCCGGACGCCGTTCTGGATGATACCGCGCCGCTATTTGCCGTGTGCACCATGCCGGATGCCAACAACATCGACGGCGGCGCGTGCGGCATGTCCATTTACGCCAACGCCCTGCCGGAACTGCGTGGGCTGGATGTTGCATGGTCGGCCATGGTGGACGAAATTCAGGATTCCCGGTCGATCGCCCTTGTGGATGATCGGCTGTTGCGCGAACCCGGGCGGAAGAATGTTTCCGTGCGGCTACCGCGCTATGTGCAAAACGTTGCTGGTTCAGCGGCGGAAAGTTTCTATCAGGAAATCGATCGCAAGCTGAAAACCGGCGAACGCCAGACCGGCATCAATATGCTGCTGCAAAGCCTGTCAACCAAATGTGGCTTTTCCGAAGGATATTTCAGCTATAACGAAAAGCAGGGCCTTGCCACTGCGACGCAGGTGGAAGCCGATGACCGCCGCACCATCCAGCGCATCAAGGACATCCGCGACCGCATCCAGGCCGCCGTGGACGACCTGATTCAGGCGCTGAATGACTATGCCGATATCTATGATCTGGCACCGTATGGCACGTATACTGTGGCGTACAATTTTGGGGACATCACGTATAGCTACGAAGAGGACCGGCAGAACACGAAAAGCCTTTGCCAGCTCGGCGTTTTGCCGTGGTGGATGTATCTGGTGCGCTTTGAAGGCTTCAGCGAAGACGACGCAAAAGCGGCCTACGCCGAAGCCAACACGGCGAAACCGGGTCTGTTCCCTGATACCGAATGATCACCCCGGAACAGTTTCAGGAAATCGGCGAAATCCTGCTGCCGCTGCTGGATGACCTGACGGAATGGATTGCGCGCGACATGATCGAACGCTTCATGATCCGGTTTGGCCGCGGCGAAAAGAAGCTGCTGACCGGCACGGATGAATGGCAGGCGTGGGTGCTGGAACAGGCCGGCGGGAACCTGGATGAAATCCAGAAGGCATTGGCCAAAAGCACCGGCAAATCGCAGCAGGAGATCGCGAAGATCTTCAAGGACAGCGGCATTCAGGCAGCAAAGGCGGATGCAGAAGCCGCCGCCGTGACGTTTTCCGGCCTGTCGCCCGGCATGATGGCGATCATCACGGACGCCTATGAACGCACGGTCGGCGAAATTTCCAACATCACGCGCACGACGGCCGGCACGACCAATCAGGCGTTTATCGACATCTGTGACGCTGCGTATTGGAAAGTACGCACCGGCGCGCAGTCCTACACCGCCGCCATGCTGGAAGGCGTGAAGGCGCTGGGACAGGTGCAGCCGATCGTGCGCTATCCGTCCGGCCACAAGGATACGCTGGAAGTGGCGGTGCTGCGCTCCATCCGCACCGGCGTGGCACAGTCATCCGGGAACATGACGATCCAGCAGTGCAAGGACATGGGCTGGAATCATGTGCTGGTGTCGCAGCATCTGGGCGCGCGTGTATCCGATACCGATCCGATCGCCGATCATGCCGGCTGGCAGGGCAAGGTGTACTGCATCGCTGGCAAGGACGCGCAGTTCGATAACCTGCTGGACGCGACCGGCTACCCGGAAAATCCGCTTGGCCTGTGCGGCTATAACTGCCGCCATTCTTTCACGCCGTTTCTTCCGGGCGTCAGCCAGAATCACAACAAACCGATCGATACCGAAGCCAACCGGCGCGCCTATGAACTGTCGCAGACGCAGCGCGCGATTGAACGCCGCATTCGGGCGCAGAAGCGCAAGTGTACGGCGCTGCATACGGCCGTGAAAAGCTGCGAAGATCCGGCGGGCAAGGCAAAATTGCAGGAGAAATATGCGCAGTCCGCCAAGCGCCTGCAGGAGCAGAACGCGGCCTACACGAAGTTCTGCACCGATAACGATCTGAAACCATATCACGAGCGGCTGGCCGTTGCCGGCTGGGATCGCTCAGCGGCGTCAACCGCATCTGCGGCGGTACGCAAAGAACTTGATAAATACAAGAAATATCACTATAATAAAGACGGAACGATAGTTGTAACTGATGACTGGACTTCAAAAGCCAAACCACACGTTCCCGGGCAGTATCGTTCTTATGCAGTTGTTGATACCGCTTCTATGGGCGGCAAACAACGCGACAGAACATTTTTTGATGCGGATGGTTGGCAATGCAGGCAGATCAGTAATGGGCCGCACGGGAATCCGAAAAGGCATCCATACGGGGCCAAAGGAGAGCACGCGCACGACATTACCTGGGATGACGACAGGCGTCAGACTAGGGCAACGCGTGAGCTCACCGATCAGGAACGAAAGGAGAACGCGGATATACTGTGAACGCGAAGGATTTAAGGGCTTGGATTGATGATCTTACCCAAGACATTGATTTTGCATATCAAGGGAAATTCGGGTCTATTTGCCCGTTCAGCCGGGAGGACATTGCGCTTTGCTACGATGGATATGCAGTGGACGCACATTCGGTGGACGATGCAATGAATATTCCGTTTATTTGTGGTAAGTCACTTTCGCAGATCTGCGACCAGCTGGATATTTAAAAACAACGTCAAGATAAATCCAACGTGAAAATTATTTCACATAATAATTAGAGAAACCATCTTACCAGTCGGCAAGGTGGTTTTCTTGTACCCAAAATCAAATCAGGATACGCAGGGGCGGACGGGAAACCGGCTGCCCCTTTGCTATATCACGACCCCGCCGGTGGTTCATCCGGCTCAATCCACACAGTCGACGGGCTGCTAAAAATCACGTTCAGGAGGATTACGCATGAAGAACATCGAGACCATTCTTTCCGACTTCGGTATCACGATTCCGGAAGGAAAAGCGACGGATCTGCGCAAGGCCGTCGCCGAGAACTACAAGACCGTGGCGGAATTCACCAAGCTGCAGGAACGCCACGACGCGCTGGACACATCGCTGAAAGACGTGCAGGGCAAGCTTGCCGCCTTTGACGGCGTGGATGTCGCAGCGCTGAAAAGTCAGATCACGACCCTGACCAATGACCTGCAGACCGAGCGGGACAACCGCAAGAAGGACGCTGCCGCCGTGAAGCTGCGCAGTACGGTGGACACGTTCCTGTCGGGAAAGCACTTCGTCAACGACATCACGCGCGAAAGCATCACGGACAAGCTGGTGACAGCACTGGGGTCTGACGATGCGCGCGGCAAGTCGATCGACGACCTGTTTACCGGCCTTGTCACCGATCAGAACGGCAAGGAGATCCCCGGCATCCTTGTGGCCGATCCCGCCAGCAAGGCGCGCTTTTCGTCAGATCACAGCGGCATGGTGCCGCCGGCGGGTGGCGCAAAAGAATACGTAGCCCAGAAATACAAAAACAACCCGTTTTTCAGGGGCTAAGACTACGAAAGGAAATGATGATCTATGTCTATCCAGTATGGTTCCCTTTACGTGGATGAGCAGTACAAGGCAACTGTTCTTCCCAACCTGTTTTATAAGACCTGGCTTGTGCCCGGCGTGACCTATCAGGATGTGATGGTCGATGGCGCCGGCGGCTGTTACTGGCACAAGCTGACCTCCACCGCAGCATCTGTCGGCACGCCCGGCCGTGATTTCACGGACACCGCCGCCGCTGATACGCTGGTGCAGGCCGTTTTCAACAACAACATTCATGCGTCGAAGAAGATCTACGGCGTGCAGGCCGCTGCTGTGGCGTTCCCGATTGCCGAGGAGCATCTGGCCCTTGCCACCCGTGAAGTCGCGGAGGCAAAGAACCAGTGCGCGCTTGCCTGCCTGATCTCCGAGGGTACTGCATCCACCAACACCACAAAGACCACCGCGGCCAACTTCAAGGCGCAGGTACTGGCCGAACGCAAAGCCATGGTCAAGGCGAAAGCCAATCCCACCATCGTGCTTTGCAGCCCGGACTTCTTTGCCACGATGCTGGAGTTCGCCGGTGAGAAGTACATCCCGACGTCCAACGAAATGCTGCTTGCCGCCGCTGCCGGCGGGCAGGTCGGCAGCTTCATGGGCTTCACCTGGATCGAAGTCAACGGCTTCGCGTCGTCTGCTGATCTTGCCTACTATCCGCACGGCGGTACGAAGGCCAGCGTTACGGCGGCGAACCTTGCGAAGGTGGAATTCATCATGTACGACCCGAACGCTTTCGGCGTCGGCGATAACTTCAGCATCGTCCGCATGGTCGATTCTGAGCTGTTTGCCGGTACGAAAGCGCAGGTCGAGGAAAACGCCGCTCTGCGTGTTCTGGACGCTGCGCAGGTGCACGTGAAGTCCTACGCAAGCGCGTGATCGGCAGGTGAATCACGGTGTACGCGGATTTTGACACATACGTAAAACGGTACGGGGACGATCTGTCCCCTTTCCGCGACGAAGTGACTGCTGCCCGCTACCTGCGTGCGGCGTCGCGGGAGATCGACCGCTTTACGTTCGACCGCTTCGGCGGCACGCTGCCGGAATCCACGATCGACGCCGAAAAGCTGCAGGACTGCGCGTGCGAACTGGCCGAATGCCTTTACCGCATTGACCAGGCGCGTGACAGCGCGGCTGAAACCGCAGACGTCGGTGGCGTAAAAACCGCCGGCCCTGTGGCGTCGGTGTCGTCCGGCAGCGAATCGATCACATATAAAGCGGCCGACAGCTGCTACACGACCGCTGCGAAGACCACAGCGGCGCGGGATGCACTGGTGCTTGACCTGCTTCGGCGCTGGCTTTCCGGCGTGGCCGTGGATGGCGTCCTTGTGCTGTATGCGGGGGTGACGTGCTGATGCTGCTGCATAGCGATACGGTCACGCTTTTTTCCCGTGTGCGCGGCGCGCGCGGTCAGGACGATACGTGGGTGCGGCACGTGCTGACCGGTGTCAAGGTGGAAGCGAAAACCGCCATGACGCCAGGCACGACTGGCGACGTTCCGGGGCACTATGTGCTGCTGCTTGTGCCGAAAGCATCCATCGGCGCACTGACCTATGCGACGCCGGAAGTGTATCAGGCGGCGGATGACCGCAGCGGCATGATCGCGTTTCAGCCGGGCGATTATTTCTGCCGCGGCGAGCACGACTGGGCGGAATACGATGTGCTGTGTAAAATCACAGAATGCCACCGCATCACATCCTGCGCGTGGTTTCCGCTGATTGCGCACTTCGAGGTGACAGCGTCATGAGCGGCATCAAGCACTATAAGGACGTCAGCTATGTCAATGGGCACGTCCGGGTAAATCTCCGGTTCGCCAAATACGGCCCACGATTCGCCAAAGCGCAGGAATGGCTGGGGCAGCAGGTGCTTGCGGACAGCAAGCTGTATATGCCGCTGAAAACCGGCAGCCTGCAGCAGCGTTCATACGTCACAGAAGGTGGCCGGCAGGTTGTGTTCCCAGGCCCATATGCGCGGTATCTGTATATGGGCAAGGTCATGGTCGACCCGGAAACCGGTTCGCCGTGGGCGCGTAAGGGCGCTGTGAAAGTTGTGACCGATCGCGATCTGCGGTTTGCGGCCGGCGTGCCGCATTGGGCGGAAGTCGCGCGAAACGAACACGGAAAAGAATGGGCGGATGGATGCAAGCGGATCATCCTGGGGGAATCAAATGGTTGATACGAAAGATTTTTCAACGATTCTGAGCGGCTTGCTGAATGATTTCCCGGCCATTGGCGCGCGGGAAATCCGGTTCGGCGAGCTGGGCGACAAGTTCGGCGTCGGGATCTATCCGTCCGCTGCGGCGACGGTAATCAGCGAAACGACCGATATCATGGGCGGCGTGTACCAGAAGTGCAACTATGCGTTTCAGGTGGTATATCGCGCCGTACCGCAGTCGGAAACTGACCGCATCCACATCAAGGGATGGCTGGACAAACTGGCGCGATGGCTGGAAAAACAGCCGATCACGGCGGACGGACAGCAGCACACGCTTGCCGCGTGGCCGGACCTCGGCGATGGGCGGACGATCACTGCATTTGTACAGGTGTCGGCGGCCTATCTGACCGGGCGCTATGCCGACGGTGTGGAAGACTGGGCTGTGTCCCTGTCGATGCGGTACGACAACAATTTTGAAAGGTGATGCATTATGCCTGAAAGTACGACTTTTAACACAACCGCGGGCCAGACGATTGCCCGCAAACTGCTGATGGCCTTCCTGAATACCGGCACGTCTTCCGCGCCGGTTTGGTCGATCGTCGGCAAGCGCGTGGAAGACAGCAGTCAGGAATATGACTGGAACAAAGAAACCACGCAGGACATCCTGGGCAACACGTTTACCACCATGTCCGCGCCGACCATCACGCAGACCTTTGACCCGTGCAATCTGGACGCCGGCGAAACCGCGCTGACGAAGCTGTGGCAGCTGGCAATCAAGGATCAGGATGTCGCAGCACTGGCCGAACAGGATATGATGATCGTGCACTGCTATGCCGGCACGAAGGACACGGCGATGTTTGCCGAGCGCTATAGCGGCTGCGCAATCGAAGTGAAGTCGCTGGGCGGCGACAAGACGGTGGACATGCCGTTTGACGTGACCTACGGCGGCACGCGCACGGTCGGCACGGCGGCCATTGCGGACGGCGTGGCCACGTTCACGAAGGCGACGGCATAAGGGGGTGACGGCGTGAGCAATAACATTTCATTTGAAACCGGTCTGAAAGCGTTCACCATTAACGGCGACGCAAACCGGAAGATCTATTTTGACCCGAACGACATCGGTATCATCGACCGGCTGGAAGCGGCCGCGATGGCGATCAAGGCCAAAGCCGACGAAATGGGCACGCAGGAAAGCGATACGGACGCCCGCACGACGATCCGCGAACTGGACGCTTACGCACGCGAGCAGGTGGACGCGGCGTTCCCTTCGCCCGTCTGCGATACAGTGTTCGGCAAAGCCTGCTGCGTTTCGCTCACGCCGTCCGGTTCCCTGCAAATCATTTCGTTCCTGGAAGCGGTTTCGCGCCAGATTCGGCGCGAGATGGACGCTGCGACCGCTGCCGCACAGAAGCGTCAGGCAAAATACCTGGATAAATACAACGGCGGCGGTCAGCGCAGGAAGAAGCGCAGATCATGAATACCGGCCTGCCGAAGACTGCATGTATCGGCGGCCGGCGTTTTCGTATCCGCAGCGACTTCCGTGAAATTCTGGACATATGTGCCGCACTGAATGACCCGGATCTGACAGATCAGGATCGCGCCGAAGTGGCGGTCAAGATCTTTTACCCGGACTGGGATCAGATCACGGATATAGCCGCCGCGGTGAAATTCATGCTGTGGTTTCTGGACGGCGGTGTGGATCGCGGCGACCAGCGGCAGCAGCCGAAGCAGATGGACTGGGAGCAGGATTTCCCGATGATCATTGCACCGATCAACCGCGTGGCCGGGCAGGACGTGCGCGCGCTGCCGTATATGCACTGGTGGACGTTCATCGGATATTATATGGAGATCGGTGACTGCACGTTTTCCACGATCCTGGACATCCGGCGAAAGCTGCGCAAGCACAAGAATCTGGAAAAGTGGGAACGCGAATACTACGACGAAAACCGGGAATTGATCGATTTCAAGTCGGCGCATCTGACCGACGACGAAGATGAATTCATCCGGCAGCTGATGACAGGGGGGGTGCGCGATGGCTGATGTTGTCGGCGATCTGGTATTTGATACAACGATAAACAGTGGCCAGTTTGACGCTGGCCTTGCGAAGCTGGAAAACAACGCGAAAAAGGCTGCGAACAATGTGGACAAGGCCGCACAGAAGGTAGCCGCGCTGCGTCAGCAGCTGGAAGAACTGCAGGCTGTTGCCGAAAACGAAAAGAAAACCAGAAGCACCGGGACAGTATCGCAGGAAACCGGCGATGCAATCCAGAAAACGACGCAGCAGATGAAAGACGCGCAACTGCAGTTGCAGGGATTGCAGGCGGACCAGGCCAAGGCAAACGACGCTATAGGCGCCTACATGCAGAAGCAGCAGTCAGCGGCTGCATCGACGTCGAAAGTGTCCGAACAAATGGGCAAATTCGCAAAGCGCATTGCCACCATCGCGAAGAAAGTGTTTATCTTTACGTTGATCGCGAAGGCACTGCGCGCCATGCGGTCTGTGCTGCTGAACACCATCAACGCAGACAAGCAAATGTCTGCGTCCCTTGCGCAGATCAGGGGCAATCTACTGACGGCCTTCGCGCCGATTTACAGCTTTGTTCTTCCCGCCATTCGGACGCTGCTGTCATGGCTGGCGAAGCTTACGGCCGTTATTTCGTCTGTATTTGGCGCAATCTTCGGTCAGACGGCATCGCAGGCACAGGCCAACGCCAAAGCGCTGTACCAGCAGGCAAACGCCACATCCGCAGCCGGTGACGCGGCGGAAAAAGCGAAGCGGCAGCTTTCCGGGCTAGACGAAATGAACCGCTGGGAATCGAACGACAGTTCCGGCGGCGGGGGCGGTGGCGGCGGGTCTGCCGCGCCTGATTTCAGCGGTGTCAGCAATGTCAAGCTGCCAGACGGCATCCAGGCGGGGCTGACGAAAATCGGCGAAGCACTGCGATCTATCACCGATGCCCTAAAGCGCATCTGGGAATCGCCAATCGTGCAGTACATCGTGAAAACCGTCTTGTATGTGGCGGTGCAGCGAATCGCGTGGATCCTTAGCAGTGTTGGTTTGGTACTGGAAGGCGTTGCCGACATCCTTACCGGTAACGTGTGGGAAGGCATCAAGAAAGTAGGCCGCGGCTTGTTGGATTTGATGAACCCGATCGGCGGCCTGCAGGACGCTTTCAAATCCCTGTGGGAAAAAGTCACCTCCGGCGCCGCGTCCGCATGGGAGGGCATCAAAAGCGCCTTCGAGTCCGTGCCGGAATGGTTTCAGGGCAAGTTCCGCGATGCATGGCAGAAAGTCAAGGACGTGTTTTCGACTGGCGGCCGCATCTGGTCGGGCATCAAGGAAGGCATTGAAAACACCTTCCGCACGGTCGTCAACGCCATTATTCGCGGCATGAACACGATCATTGCCGTGCCGTTCAACAAGATCAACTCCATGCTGAACACGATCCGGAACGCCAGTTTCCTTGGCATTTCCCCGTTCCAGACTATGTGGGGCGTAAACCCGCTGCCGGTGCCGCAGATCCCGATGCTGGCGCGCGGCGCTGTCATCCCGGCGAACCGGCAGTTCCTCGCCGTCCTGGGAGACCAGCGCAACGGCAACAACCTGGAAGCGCCGGAATCCCTGCTGCGTCAGATCGTGCGCGAAGAAGCCGGCAGCGCCGGCAGCAGATACGAATTCATTGCGCGGCTGGATCGCCGGACGCTGTTTGACGAAGTCATTACCGAAGCAAAACTGCGGAAAGGGCAAACGGGTAAAAACCCGCTTGTAGCGGTGTAACACATGGCACAAGAATACATTAAAATTCGCAAAAGCGCGTCGGATAACTGGCTGGTACTCCCACAGCCGGATTCCGGCGCGCTGTCGTATGACTTTGAAACGACCTATACGGAAGACAGCGGCCGCGTCCAGACGGGCGTGGCTGTTGTCAGCCCGCTATTCACGGTGGAAGCACTGGGGTATAGCCGGGCGTCAATCAGCAAAACCATGCTGTCGCAGATCCTGAAGATCATCGCCAAAGGCCAGCAATTCCAGTTGCACTACTTTTCCGCCTACTATGGCGCGTGGTGTACGTCGTGGTTTTACGTCGGCAAAGGGCAGCTTGACATTGGCCGGCTGAACGAAAACAAGGAACTGTTTACGTCCCTGGAATTTAACATGGTCGGCGTCAACCCGCTGACGTGATGGGGGTGACAGGATATGCGAACAGTTGAAAGTCAGATCACAAGCGTCTACCCGTCGCAGACGAACTTCGTGGTCGATGTATCTTTTACGTGGGATCATGATGTCACATTTGTCTGGGGCGACGAAACCGTGACAATCAAGGCCGGCAGCTATCTGCAGGAAGGTCGGCAGTTTTTTCGCCCTGGTGGTACGAAGATTACGGCGCAGACATCATCCGGCAGTTACCCGGTCGGACTTTCGGTGTGCAAATGCGCGACGATCGAAATGTACGACATTGGGTGGTCAAACGCCGACTACTGGTCAGTGTACGAAGGGGCTACGGCGCACCTGAAAGCGGCGATCACTATTGACGGCGTTGAGCGCATGGTGGACATGGGCAGCTTCAAGGTCTACGAAGTGGAAACCGTGCACGAAGTTACCACGCTGACCTGTTACGACGCCATGAAGGCGGCAGACGTGCCGTGCCCGGCGGCGATGCAGGGCGAACACAGCTATCCGGAACTGTGGCAACTGGCGGCGCAGCAGCTTGGTCTGACGGCTGGCCCGCTGGATTTGCAGTATAACGCGCTGGCGACCGTGGATGCGAAGCACACCATCCGGCAAGTGATCGAAGCAATCGTGCTGGCCTGCGGCGGCAACGCTGTTGTATCAGGAAATACGCTGTTTGCACGGCTTGTGCCGTCGGCAGCGGACGTTACGCTGGCGCAGTGGATCAATCCGGTAGAAGTGGCGAAAACGCCGGTAGAAGTTACAGGCGTGCGAGTGAAAAAGACGTTCGCCAGTGACGGGCAGGAGCACACGTATTTTTTTGGTGCCGGAGGCTACGTCGTTGAACTGAACGACGACAACCTGTGGCTGGGAATTGAAGGGCCGGCAGGGTCGATCACCGTTGCCGCCGAAGCTGCTGCTGCGTCGCTGTACGTGCAGCTGAAAGAAAAGCCGGTATATAAATTTTCTGGTGATCTTCCGTCTGATCCGCGCCTTGACATTTTCGACAAGGTCATCGTCAAGGACATCAACGGCCGGGAATACCCGTCAATCATCACGGAGTACACATTCGTTTTTTCCGGCAAAACATCGGTCGGGAATAGCGTCGAATCCGGCAGCAGCTACAACACGTCCGACGGCGGCGCATCCGGCAGCGGTTCGGGCGGCGCGGCTGGGGCAGACTATATCGCCGCGCAGGGCACGACCGGTGTGTGGACGTGGCGCAAGTGGGCATCCGGTATCGCCGAGATGTGGGCGGTATTTGGCGCCGACACGCTGGAGATGACGGCGCAGACCTGGGGTGACCTGTATACTGCGTCGTGGATGGGGATGGCAATCAACAAGTCTGCCCGGCAGTATCCCTTTGCGTTTGTGGATCAGCCAGTCGTCACAGCAACGCCGATTGCCGATGGCGCAAACTTTTGGTGTGCAACCAACACCGAAAACGACACGGGCACGTCGCTGACACACGCGCCGGCATACCAGTGCGTGCGTGCATCAGGCGCCACGCTATCCACGCCACGCATCGCCTACTACGTGGTGGGCAAATACAAATAAAAAGGGGCGATAATACATGACAATCACACTCGCAGACGGGCGCGGGGCGCTGTGGCAGTGGGACACCGGGCGGCGGGTCAAGATCACCGACGGCGACGGCGTAAAGCAAATACACTATCAAAATCGATGCTTCGGCTGCAGCGTGGACGTGGATGTTGAGGACGACGGCACAGCCATCATCCCGGCCGAGCTGCTGCAGGACTGGCACCCGCTGACGGCCTACGCCTACATCACCGACGACACCGGCGCGTACACGGTGGTGCAGCAGGACTTTATCGTGCACAAGCGCGCGAAGCCCTCCGAATATGTATACACACCGACGGAGCACGCGGGCTTTGACCGGCTGCGTTCCGAGATCGGCGACCTTGACGACCTGACGACCAGCGCCACGGACAGCCTTGTTGCGGCGATCAACGAGGTGGCACGCTCGGGCGGAGGCGGCACAAAGTATCAGATCGGCAACGGGCTGATACTGGACGCCAAAACGAACACGCTTGCCGTTGATACTGCGGATGCGGTAGAGCGGGACAACACGAAGCCCATCACGTCCGCCGGTGTGTATCTGGAAATCGGCAACATTAACGCCTTACTTGCGACGATCTGAGGAGGAACGTATGAGTACACAAACTGAAATCACAAGATTGCAGACCGCCCGGAACAAGCTTCGGACTTGGCTTGTCGGTCTGGGGCTGGCAGCGTCCACGGACAAGCTGGACACGCTGGCGACCGCAGCTGCGGCCATTAAGAATCAGGGCGCCGTTGATGCAAGCGTCAAGGAGGGCGAGAGCTACACCATCCCGGCGGGCTACCACAACGGCACCGGCACGGTCAAGGGTGTTTCCGGCGGCGGTAACTATCAGCTTCAGGCAAAGACCGTCACCCCCACCAAAGAGCAACAGGCAGTCACCCCCGACCAGGGATACTATGGCCTGAGCGGCGTGACAGTCGGCGCGATTCCTGAAGCGTACCAGGATGTTTCAGCGACTACCGCCGCGCCAGGCGATGTGCTGGCGAACAAAGTCTTCGTTGACGCCGAAGGCGTGACCAAGACGGGCACCATGCCGGACAACGGCGCGGTCGCAAAGGTGCTGGATGCATCCACCGGCAATCAGGAATACACCGTCCCAGCCGGTAAGCACTCCGGCGCAGGAAAAGTCTCCATTGTGCTGGAAGACAAGTCGGCCACACCTGCTAAGGCCGCCCAGGACATCACCCCCACAAAGGGAAAGGTTCTCGGCAAGGTCGCAGTAGGAGCTATCCCGGACAAGTATCAGGACGTGTCCGGCGTGACGGCGACGGCGGCGCATGTGCTTGCCGGCGATAAATTTGTGACGGCGTCCGGCACACTTATGACCGGCACGATGGTCAACAACGGCGCGATCAGCAAGGCCATCGACGGCCTCACCGCGACCGAGGTGACCATCTCTGCCGGATATACATCCGGAGGTAAGGTCTCGCTGACTGCCGACATCGAGACCGCTTTGGCAGCAATCTAACGATCGGGGTGCACT